GAAATAGTCAAGGCCCGCAATGCGGCGGCCGATGTGCGACTGCGTGATGGAGATTTGGATACGGGTGATGATCTCGGCTGAGCTGACACGACTCAATCACGCCGTCTCAGCAGGGCTTTCTCCACTGCGTGCCCCGGCGCCGCTACGCCTATCCGAATGGATGGCTGACCATTTCTATCTGTCTGCCGAATCCAGCTACACTCAGGGTCACTGGGAAGCCTACCCATTTCAGACGGCCATTGCGGATCTTATGAGTCATCCAGAAGTAGAAGAGCTGACGGTGATGAAATCGGCGCGGATTGGCTACACCAAGATCCTGCTGGGTGCGATCGGATATTTCGCGCAGCACAAGCGGCGCAATCAGGCGCTCTGGCAACCCACAGACGAGGATCGGGATGAGTTCGTTAAAGTCGAGCTTGAGCCGATGCTTCGGGACGTGCCGATCATGCAGCTGGTATTCCCTGCTTTTCTGCGCCGCAACAAGGATAACACGTTGCTGGGTAAGCACTTCCTGGGCTCTATGCTGCACACCAGGGGCGGCAAGGCTGCCAAGAACTATAGGCGGATCTCGGTGGACGTGGCCCTACTGGATGAGTTGGACGGGTTCGATTTAGATGTAGAGAAAGAGGGGTCAGCAAAGAAACTGGCTGCCAAGCGCCTGGAGGGCGCGACATTCCCGAAATTGATCCTGGGCGGCACGCCAAAGCTCAAAGGCTTTTCACAGACTGAGGCCAGCCACGAAAATGCAGACATCCGTCTGCAGTATCACATCCCTTGCCCTCACTGTGAGCATGAGCAGGCGTTACAGTTTGGCGGAAGGGATACAAATTACGGCATGAAGTGGAAGGAAAACGACCCGGAAAGCGTCGGCTATCTCTGCCCGTCCTGCGGTTCACTGTTCAGCCAGGCAGACTATTTCAGGGTATGGCAGCGTGGACGATGGAAAAGCAAAAATACCGGCGATTGGTACGATCAAATCAACGCAGTTTTCCGCAGTAGTGAGGATGTGATTATTCCTACACCTCGTCGAGTAGCCTTGCATCTTTGGACGATATACAGCCCACAGGCCACTTGGTCTGGGATCGTCACAGAATTTTACGAAGCGCAAAAAAAAGCCAAGGCGGGAGATAAATCTGATCTAAAGACCTTCACCAACACTACGCTTGGAGAAACGTGGGAGGAAGCAAGCGAGCATGCAGATTCACACATTTTGGAGAAACGGGCCGAAGATTTTAGGCTAAGAGAAATACCCCTTGGAGGACTGGTATTGCTGGCAGGAATAGATGTACAGGACAATCGATTCGAGGTCACTGTCTGGGCCGTCGGCAGAGGCATGGAGATGTGGACAGTAGATTACATGGTGATCGACGCCAATCCTGCTGATGAGAGAGATTGGGATCTTCTCGATAATTACCTAGCGTCAGATTTCCGTCATAGCTGTGGGACGAAGCTCACCATCGAGGCGGCCGCCATCGATACGGGTGGACACTTCACTCACCAGACATATATCTTCTGCAGCATGCAACGGGTGCGCCGTCTGTACAAGGGAAAACTTTTTGCCATCAAAGGCGAGCAGGGATATGGCAAGATGATAAAGGGGCCTGGCAGGCCGCAGGATATCAACATACGAGGCAAGGTCATCCGTCACGGCGTAAAGCTATGGACTGTAAATACCATTCCGGCAAAAGATCTGCTTTACAACATGCTCATGATAGACCGGATTGGTCCTGGATATATGCACTTCTCCAAAGACCTGCCGAGCGAGTTTTACCATCAGCTGACCGCAGAGAGCAGGATACTCAGGAAGACCAGTACAGGTGAGCGCTGGGTCTGGTACAACCCGCCAGGGCGCAGGAATGAAGTCACCGACTGCACCGTGTATACGCTGTTTTGCGCGTATTCAATTGATTTGCATAAGTACACAAAAAGCATGTGGGACAGATTGGAGCAATCTGTGCAACCGCTGACAGGCGATCTATTTCAGGCTCAGGCGGCAGATGAAGATGCTCCTGCAGTCGTCGAGAAAATAGCCAAGCACAAGCAGAAAACCGTTTGTGTACCAAAAGTGCAGAGACAGCATCATGGCTTTGGCAGAGACGGATGGAACCTGTGAGCAAGGCCGATGATGCCTCCCTGAGCGAGTATCTGGTCAAGTGCATGACCCAGACCATGGCTGATGCCGGTATCGATGTCTCGCTGGCCAGCTCGATAGCGGCACAGGTGGAGGATGAGATCTGCAGGCGTTACGGATGCGACAGGCACTATATACCCGCGCCAAGAAAAAAAGCGCGCAATGAGCGGGTGTTGAAGTTGTGGCGCCAGGGGGTGTCAAGATCGGATATCGCCAAGCAGTGTGGCGTGTGCTCCACCACGGTAGACAGGGTGATAAGCGACAGCCTGAAGAAGCAATCTGCGGGGTTTGGCAGGGCAGAATGGAATTTGTGAAAATTATAAACCCAAATTGCCCCATTTTTTGCCTAAAAATGGGGCAAGGTTTTGGCTAGGCTATCGAGAATGTCATACTCCCAAGACGACCTCGATAAGATCAAATCCGCGATTGCCAGCGGCCGGCTGACGGTTCGCAGCGGTGACGATATGGTCACCTACCAGTCGATCAGCGAGATGATCAAGGTCAAGGACATGATCGAGGCTGAGCTGTCCGCGGCCAGCGGCAGCAAAAAACTCTACCCGCGATACCAGGTCGCGAGCTTCTCCGATGAATAGGCGCGTTATCGTCAAGTGGCGTGGCGGGGCCCCAGTCCAAGCCTACTATGAGGCGGGAAAGTCTGATCCGCAGCGCAAGCAGCGGCGGGAACGAGGTTCTGCCGATACCGCCGTCCATCGCGCTGGGGCCAGCTTACGCGAGCAGGCCCGGCACCTGGATCAAAATCATGATCTTGCCCGTGGCGCGCTGAATACCCTGGTGCAAAACATCGTCGGACCCCACGGGATCCAGGTGGAGCCGCAGCCGCGTACCCGGTCAGGCGAGATACATGACGACCTCGCCAACCAGATCCAACAGCTCTATGACGATTGGGCCATCCGCCCGGAAGTCACCTGGACACACGACTGGGCATCGGCTCAGCGGATTGCCTGCCGCACCTGGCTGCGAGATGGCGAGATGCTGGCGCAGACCATCGGCGGATTGCTCCCAACGCTCGATCATGGCACCCGTGTTCCCTATTCGATAGAGCTGATAGAGCCCGACCTGCTGCCCCTGGAATTTAACACCGATAGCAATCCGCGCATCATCGCCGGCATAGAGGTCAACGGCTGGAAACGGCCTGTCGCCTATCACATCTATAAACACCATCCTGGGGATGCCCGGCTGTTTTTGCGCGGCGCCAAGATCAAGCGCGTCTCAGCTGACCGCATACTGCACTTGAAGCTGATCGACCGTATCGGTCAGATGCGCGGTGTCTCGATTTTCGCCTCTATCATGCTTCGCTTGGATGACATCAAGGATTATGAGGAGTCAGAGCGCATCGCCGCGAAGGTTGCCGCCAGCATGTCGGCATACATTCGCAAGGGCGCGCCTGATATATACGAGCCGGTGATAAATGATGCAGGAGAAATCACACCGCGCGATTTAAAGTTTCGCCCTGGGATGATCTTCGATGACCTGACCCCAGGCGAAGAGATCGGCACCATCGACACCAACCGGCCCAACACGCAACTGGAGCCGCACCGCAACGGCCAATTGCGCGCCGCGGCCAGCGGGATTTCACTCACCTATTCCAGCCTCTCGAAGGACTACAACGGCACTTATTCTGCACAGCGGCAGGAGCTGGTCGAGGGCTATGGGGCCTACGGCGTGCTGTCGAGTGAGTTTATCGGCCAATTCGTCAGGCCAAATTACCTAAGACTCATCGAGCTGGCGCAGCTTTCCGGGCTGCTGACGCTGCCGGCGGACATCGATGCGCTGACCCTGGGCGATGCCCTGTATGTCCCCCCGCAGATGCCATGGATCGATCCAGTCAAGGAGTCCGTCGCCTGGGCCAATCTTGAAGATAATCTGTATGCCAGCGGCCCGGAGATCATCCGCCGGCGTGGGCTCAATCCGAAAGACGTTCTGGACAATCAGCGCCGCTGGGAAGAGCGCAAAAAACAACTTCCATCCAAGCAAGATAGCGCCGCGCCAGGCGGTAATTCGTCGGCGAACGCGATGGCGTTTGAACTCATCAAAAGCGAACAGGAGCAGCCTTAGTCATGCCCAAAAAACAGAAGACCCATACCACTCAATGGTACGAAATCAAGGCCGCAGGAAAAAATCAGGCGGAGATCCAGATCTATGGAAACATCGGCTCTTCTTTCTGGGATGAAGAGTCCGTGACCGCAAGACAGCTAATCGATGACCTCAAGACGGTCCAAGGAAGGGATCTCGAGGTACGCATCAACAGCGTCGGCGGCTCGGTCTCGGACGGCATCGCCATTTTCAACGCGCTGCGGCGCCATGATGGGGCCGTCACCACCCGGGTCGATGCGGTGGCCTACTCAGCCGCCTCGCTGATCGCCATGGCCGGCAAGGATGTCGTTATGGCGGATAACGGCCTGTTGATGATCCACGCGCCAAAGACAGATATATATGGCAACGCCAAGGAACTGCGCCGCAGGGCCGATGTGCTCGATAAGTATTCTGATGCCATGACCGGCGCCTATGTGCGGGATGGCGGCCCCGGTAGGGATGAGATCGACGGCTGGCTCAAGGACGGCGAGGACCATTATTTCACAGCGGCCGAGGCCATGGACCTCGGTCTGATCGATGGCACCACAGAATCTATCGATATTGCCGCTTGTGGCGATATCGATTTTGGGGAGTTTGTTCCTCCCACCATGGCGGCCCAGCCCGCCGCCCATCCGCAATCTAAACAAGAGGAGGCAGCGATGCCCAGACCAACAGATAAGACCCAGGCGGGCAAGCCAACTGCCGCCAAAGAAACCGCGCCCGTCAATATCAGCGAGATCGAGACCGCCGCCGCGAAGAAGCGCGACAGCGAGATCAAGGCGCGCAACGCGGAAGTGATCGCCGTGCTGAATCCGCATATGCATGTCGAGGGCATGGCAGAGCTGAAGGATCAGGTGCTGGCCGACCCCACCGTCACCGTGGCAGAAGCGCGCAAGCTGGCGCTGGAGGTGGTCGGCCGGGGCTATGAATCCCTGGCACAACCCGCCGCGCATTGCATCGAAGACGAGCAAGACAAGCGCATCGATGGTGTCACACAGATCATCCTTGCCCGCTCCAACCTGAAGGGGCCTGACGGCAAGCGCATTCAGACGCGTGATAACCCATGGCGCGGCATGACCCTGATGGATATCTCACGCGACTGCCTGGCGCGGGCCGGCATCGATGCCCGCGGCATGAGCAAGATGGATGTCGTGGCCGCAGCCTTCACGCAATCGACCAGTGATTTCGGCGTGCTGCTGGAAGACGCGATGCACAAGGCGCTGTTGGCCGGCTACAACTCCACACCTGATACCTGGTCTCGATTCTGCTCTATCGGCACGGTCTCCGACTTCCGCGCCCATAATCGCTACATGGTGGGATCGCTGGGTAATCTCGAGGATCTGACCGAACTTGGGGAGTTTCGCAACAAGGCCATCCCGGATGGCCGAAAGGAATCCGTCAGCATCGGCACCGTTGGCAACATCATCAATATCAGCCGCCAGGCCGTTATCAATGATGACTTGGGTGCGTTCATCGGGCTGAGCGCTTCCCTCGGACGTGCTGGCCGGCGCACCATCGAATCCAAGGTATACCAGACCCTGGCGCTCAATTCCGGTATGGGCCCGACCATGAACGACGGTCTGGCGCTGTTCCATGCCACGCACAAAAACATTGCCGGCACGGGCGGCCCCCCCTCGGTGGCCACGGTTGAATCCGGCGTGCTCGCCATGGCCGCACAGACCGATGTCTCCGGTAATGACTTCCTGGATCTCTCACCCACCGTCTGGCTCGGACCCAAGGGCCTCGAGGTCACCGCGCGGGTGCTCAACGCCTCGACAAGCGATCCGGATGCCCCGGCGAAGACCAAGAACGACAACACGCCGAATCCGTACCAGAACTATTTCGCCGATCTCGTGGCCACGCCGCGGCTGAGTGGAACGGCCTGGTATCTTTTCGCCGACCCAGGTGAGGCTCCCGTCATCGAGGTCTCTTTCCTTGATGGTGAGCAGCAGCCATTCCTGGATATGCAGGAAGGCTTCTCCGTGGACGGTGCACGCTACAAGGCGCGTCTCGACTTCGGTGTTTCAGGTGTCGGCTACGAGGGCGCAGTCTACAACGCCGGCGCATAATCCATCCGCTTAACAGGGCGGCCACCTAGCCGGGTGGCCGCTGATAAACCAATACTGAGGAAAAACGATGGCCAATAACATATACAACTCCAACTACATGCATTCCTTGCAGTGGACCAATAGCACCGGCGTCGACGTTCTTTCTGGCGAAATCGTCGTAATGGGTGCGTCGGCCGATGCCACCCTGGGTGTCGCGCTGGTCGATATCGCCGCAGGCGCCAGCGGTTCGGTCGGTATCGATTGCGGCGTGCAGGCCGCCAAGGTATCCGCCGCCGTTTTCGCTGATGGGGAATCGCTGGTCTGGGATTCGAGCGCGGCCGCTTTCGATGATAACGCGGCCACGCCTGGCGCAGGCGATGTGGCCGGTTCATGCCGTGCCGATAAGTCGGGCGCGAGTTCTGAACTCACATGCGAGGTCTGGCTGACGGGCATTCCCGGCGTGCTGACCTGATAGCGTAACGTCAAAGAAAACAGCATCCGTTCGTTTGAGCGGGTGCTGTTCAAAACAATTTAAGCGAGATAGCAAATGATGACTGGATGGCCGGATAAACACCCGATCTGGCCGCCTGACCCCTACGACAACTTTATACACAGATGAAAATCGAGCTGATCCGCGTCGCCCACACAGAAGACGGAACATTCGGTGTGTTGAAAGCCGATGGCATTCCTTTCGCGGTGACTGTCGAGCGCAAGTGGGCGGAAAACCAGCGCGGCCTATCCTGCATCCCAAGTGGCGTATACCACGCGGTACGGTGTCGTGATTCTGCCGAATACGGACACACGGACTCGCCAAAATTTGGCGACACGTTTGTCATAGAAGATGTTACGGGTCGGTCAAACATCTTGATCCACAAAGGCAATATCGATGATGACACGCACGGCTGCGTCATCATCGGTGAAGAGTTCGGCCTGCTCAATGGCAAGCCGGCCGTGCTGTCCAGCTCAAAGGGGTTTGCGAATCTGAAGGCGCTCACCATCGATAGAAATATCAATGAATTTGAATTAACCGTGAGGTCCGCATGAATCATCATATCCACGCATCATGGATCACCGTGCCCTTATTTGTGATTGTTGTGCTGTGCACCTGGGCGATGGTCATTTATGCCGCCTTTGCCGGTGGCACGCTGGAATTCACTGCACAGAACTCGGGATATTATGAGGTGATGGTGGGAGATCAGAAGGTTTCCCAACATACCACCGAACGCGAGGCCTGGCAGAGCGCCGCCAATCAAGCGATGGCGGGTAGGGCGGACGTGCGGGTTGTGCATGATTTCGTGGCGACAGTGACCTACACCCCAGATACTGGATCGCCGGTAGCCGCCACCCAGCTGTCATGGACGGCCCCAACCACCCGAGCGGACGGCTCCGCGCTGGCGCCTGAAGAGATAGGCGGTTATCGGATCTATCACGGCGCCTCAGCTGACAGCCTGACGATGGATATCGATATCAAAGACGGCGCGACCCTCAGTTATACCTACACGCCGGCGGTGTTTGGCTATTTCGCGGCCACGGTATACGACACCGATGGCAATGAGAGCGTGTTCTCTAACATCATTCACAAGGTGAAGCCGCAATGAATATCTTGGGCAAAGTCGCAGAGTTTTTATCTGGCGGAGTTGGGTCTAAGGTCATGGATATCATAGATCGACAGTTCCCTGGGAAACTGACTGCGCAAGAACGTGCCGAATTGGATTTGTCGCTGCAGCGGCTCGATGCCGAGCGAGAAAAAGAAGGGAACAAAGTGATCATGGAAGCCAGCAAAGCTCTTAATGCGCGCATTGCCGAATACGAGGGCACCGCAGCCGACATAAAGAGTATGTTTATCGTCGGACCGCTGGTGATCATGATCCGCTCGCTATTTCGTCCCATATGTTCCTACGTGACGCTGTATCTCGATTACTATTATTTTGTCCTAGGAGGCTCCATTGATTGGCAAGATGGCACCTCGACCTTGTTGCTTGTCATTAACCTGATTGTCCTTGGGTTCTGGTTCGGAGAGAGAACGATAAAAAACCTCATGCCGTTATTCATGGCCTGGCTTGATGGCTCGAAACGGCAACCCAAAAGGGCGGAATAAATGAGCGAATATCTTGGCGTAGAAAGGCGTGACGATGAAAATGCCCATCTGAATGAAGCACAACGACACCCTGGGCAGATGAGTCTTGTGATATCCGGCAACAGAATGCCGATGCTGGCGATTATCACCATGATCGCGTCGCTGTTAGTCTCGGTGGTATACGCGACCGTCTGGCTGACAAAGCTGGATGACCGGATTCTCAAAGAATCTGAAATCAATGGCCAACAACGCCAGCTACTGGCGCAGCATAGCAAACTGCTGAGCCGCGCCATCTCGGATCAAAAGCAGACCGCTTTTATTTTGAATCAACTGCTTGCCGCAATGAAAAAACAGTAACGCATAAAATTCAGTGGACATAATGGAGACATTTCATGACAGCAAAAACAGACTATCTCGAAGACAAAATCATCGGCCACATGTTCCGCGGCACACCGTACACGGCCCCGACAACGCTGTACATCGGCCTGTTTACCGCGGCGCCTGGTGAAGCCGGCGGCGGCACGGAGGTCAGCGGCGGCGGTTATGCGCGTGTGGGCGTGGCCAACAGCGCCCTGGAGTGGGACGCCACGGTGGGCGGCAATGGCACCACCAAAAACACCAACGCGATCACATTCCCGGCGCCGACGGCCAACTGGGGGTCGGTGACGCACTGGGGCATTTTCGACGCCGCCAGCGCGGGCAATCTGCTGGTCTATGCGGCACTCACAACGCCCAAGACGATCAACAACGGCGACGCCGCGCCGTCCTTTGCCGCTGGGGCACTGAGTTATCAGGAAGACAATTAGAAAATGCTTTTTGGTATAGCCAAATCCATCGTTGGCGGTATCACTGCCATGCGCAGCATATATCCACAAGGAGGTGACAAAGATAATCAGACCCTAAGATCATTCCCTCCACAGATACTAATGGTGATGGGATACCAGATCAATTTGAAATAGATAATGGATTTGATGTAGGTACGATTGATCCTTTTGCAATTGCACCAAGTAGCTATCTTTGGGTAGAAGAATACATTAACGGGTTAGCATAATGAGTGCTTTATTTGATACTGATCTCACTGAAGTCTTTGATTTTGAGGGCAGTGGTAATGCCACAAAGAGTGCAGCCCATAATCTAACTGAGGTAAACACTCCAGGATACACAACGGCGCTTGCTCCAGGTGGTAGTCAGAGTACACAATTAGTCGCTGCTAATTCTGAGTATTTCACCAGCGCAGATAACGCTGATTTTGATTTTGATGGAGGAGATTACTCAATCTCGTTTTGGATTAATTTTTCAACAGCTTATGGTGCTAAGATAGCAGCTAAGGGAGGATTATTTGATAATGATGGATGGCAATTACAGATAGATTCGTCTCCAGGGGGAGATCTATTCAATGTGCGTCACGAATCACAGGCAAATACTGCTAATTCATATGCTGATTTTGCTCTTATAGAAGGTACAACATATCATGTGGCCTATGCTTTTGATTCAACTGCAGGGACTATCACATGGTGGATTTCTGAAGCATCTTTTGGTGACAAAGTTAATGGGACATCCACTACAATGTCATTTCCCGCCGGAGCAAATACAGCAGCATTATTTGTTGGGGCATTAGATGCAACAAATACTTTAGATGGCATATTGGATGAATTCTCTGTATTCAAAGGCTATATATTAAATAGCGTTGATGCTCAAAGTATATTTGATGGGACATGGAGAGCAACTGCAGGCGCTGCATTAGTCGGTGATGCCTTATCCTCTGCCCTAGCGATGGGCGATATTACCACTGCTATTCCACTGGCAGGCGCGGCTCTAGTGGTATCGAATGCTGCCGCTACACTATCTACTCAGATCGACATGCAAGGCGCAGCCATTGCATCGGCTGATGCAACCGGCGATCTGACGGTACAGATCAGCATGTCCGGCAGTGCCCTCGCCCAGGCCCTGGCCAGCGCCGGGCTGGACACCGCGATCCAAATGGCCGGTGCAGCAAGCGGCCAGGCATCGGCGAGCGGCGAGCTGTCGGGCGCGGCGGCGCTGTCCGGCATCGCCCAGGCCGTGGCCAGCGGCACGGCCGACCTGACGATCCAGATACGCCTCGACGGCGCGGCGATCTCCAGCGCGCTGGCAAGCGGCACCCTGGCCGGCAGTGCCGCGGCCTTGGCCGGTGCCGCAATGGCTCAGGCCACGGCACAATCCACGCTGACCACGCAGATCCCTGTCATCGGCCATGCCCTGGCTGCTGCCGCCGCCGCGGGTGATCTTTCCACGGCCATCCCTGTGGATGGTATCGCCCAAGCGATAGCCGATGCTCAAGGCGTCCTGACGACACAGATACCGCTGGCCGGTAGTGCTGCCTCAGTGACTACTGCTATCGGCGATCTTGATCTTTCACTTCATCTTGATGGTGCGGCTATAGCTCAGGCCCTGGCGTCCGGTGACCTGACGACCAAGATAATACTTAATGGTGCAGCCTTGGCGTCTGCACTCGCAAGCGGCAGCCTGGCCGCACAAATGACAGGAATGTGTGATCCGATCTCAGCGGACATCAATACCATGCCGCTGACAGCGGATATCAATACCATGCCACTGACAGCGGAGGCATGCATCAATGGCTAATTCCATCCGGACACTGGTCACTGGTGATGACATTGCGGTGCCTATCGATCTAACAAAAACAAAAGTGAAATTCAGCATAGGCATAGGTGCGACCGTGCGCACGCGCATCGTCTCGACGGATCATAAAACCGCGCTGACGGGCATCACCGCATCGAGTAATACCGCCTCCGGCGCTGACTGGCCGAATTCAAGAATCGTTGCCGAATTTGCGAAAGCTGATACGTCAGGAATCACGACCCAGGGGCTCGCGCTGATCGAGATCGAAGTCATCGACAACGGGGCCACAACAACCTGGTTTGCTGTCGTGAATCTTGTGATAGGGCAGATCGACTGATGACGACGCCATTCCAGGATGATGTCGCTAATCTCAATGACGAGATCATGGATATGTTCGGCATCCCCATGACGATCGGCGGTGTACCTGTTATTGCTAAATTTGTCGAGCCACTGAAGGCCATCTATCGGGAAGACGGCAAGATGCCGAGGCCGGCCATCGATATCAAGACAGACGACATCGCAGCGATTGACGTTTCCTCTGGGGTCGC